CACCACTACCGTTACCTCTCTTCTGGTGCTGACCAATCTGCACCACGACCTTTGACGGGGCGCTCATTTGGCCACCCGCTGCGACTGTTCCACTTCCACCATCCGCACGCGTGATCGCGCCCATGCGGCGACCTGTTTAGCCGTCCAGCCGTCTGTCATCGCATCGGCGATATCCCAGCCCTTCGGCATTCCGGTGACGTCGACCACGCGCAGGCTGGCGCATCCGGCTCGATAAGCCAGCTGCGCAACGCCTTCGTGCAACAAGCCACTGCCGTCAACATAGCCAAGCATCGCGCCAATGCCGTCGACGGCATCCGGCCAAAGCACCACATCCCGGCCTGCCAGCGGTGACCAGTCGGCATGCTTCACGCCGTGACTGCCGCCCACCCAAGTCGACACCCCATACATGGGCAGTGCGCCAGCACCGACCGCCGCGCACTTTTCGCCCTCAACTATCAACACTGGTGCACTTGGCTTTGCCGCTAACTGATCGAGCCCGAACAGCGGACGCGGATCAGGGAACGTCTGCAGGCACCATTGCGCCTGTCCATGAGGACCGATGCACCACGTGACCACCGGCGTGATCTTGTCGTCATCACCCATATCCACCCGCAGCACGTAGCCCAACAGCGCGCCGTCAGGATCGAGATAGGCATCGGCGCGAGACGGCGCCAGGCCTTCCCACCAACGCCCGCGCTTGATGTTCCACACACGACCCTTCACGCCAGGCAACCAGCGCGGCGCGTCATCCGGTACCGGGCAAATCGGCACCCACACGCCCTCGCCCGGCGCTTCCCGCCGACGCGGTGCAGAACGCACGGCCTGCTTGGCCTGTATCCCCATGTCGTGACCGCCCAGCTTGTGGCAGGCGGTGACGAAGTCGCAGCGCTCCATGCGCATCACAAAGCCGATGGCATCGTAATGTTCGCCGCAGCCAAAGCAGTGCACGAAACCCTTGTCGGGCGACACCGTGAAGCTGGGCGAGCGCTCGCTGTGGAATGGGCAGAGCCCGCTGTATTCGCCGTCGCTACCTTGCCGTTTCAGATCAACGCCGAAACGCTCGACGATATCTACTAGATCAACTCTGGCCAGCAGTGACTCGATATTGATCATGCGCGCATGGCCTCGGCTTCCCTATCCGCCCAACGCAGCTCCGTCAGCACGCGAGTAAACAGCGCACCCCGTGCATAAGTGGCAAACAGGAATGCAGCACACTCACGCACCATGCGTATGTCGGCCGTCGTGTCGACGGCGACGATGGCCCATGTGCCATCCGGCCAATGGAAAACACGCACGCCGCGGCCAGTCCATGCACGTGTCGATACGATATCTGCGATGGCGTGCAGCGAGCGGCCCGGTCGCCAGACGCGCACCTGCCCGCCCATGCGCTTGGGCACCGGCGACATCCAGCCGTCGCTCACGGCCTCCCCTTTAGCGGCAGTTGCGGCTGGCGTGGCGCATTCAGCGCCTGCAGCTCGGTATGCGCCTGCGCTAGTTGTTCCGGCGTCACGCCATGCGTGAGCGCTTGGGTAATCTGATTCACTGCGGCGCGCATCGCTGCGCGCTCCGATGGTTTGAGCGGGCATGGCTTTAACCGTACGCGCGCGGTGCCCACCGTCGCGCCTCCTGTTCGTGCACCGTCGCGCAGTCGATACACAGCCGCGCGCCCATCTGTTGCCGCTGGTCGCTGATCGCTTCGCCGCAGTCACCGTGCTCGCAATGCGTCAAGCCTCGCGGCGGCGTGCGCCGAGCTGCCAGCACGTACTCGATTTCTTCCGCCTGTCGTCGCTGTGCCACATCAATCACGTCCACGTTGCATTTCCCTTTTCGCGACCGCTGGCCGCATCTGTAAGACCTTGCCCGGTATGGCCGGGCGTCCGAACTTCTTTGCCAGCCATTCCTTGGTCAGCTGTTCCGCAAGCTGCTCCACGGTGACGCCCTGGGCTAACGCGATACGTTCAAGCCGGCGGTGCTCTGCCGTGGTCAAGGCGATTCCTACATCTGGCACAAGCCCTCCTTGAGGCCCCGCATAAGGGCCTTCAGGCGGCCTGTGTCTGGTCGCTAACCTTTTGCTCGATTCCCGCAATGCAGCTCATCAGCACTTCACGAATGAAGGCCGCGCGCTGGCGGTGGTTGTAACGGGCAGCGGCTTCCACCAGCGCCAGCTCGTCGTCATTGAGTCGGACCTTTATTTCACGGTCGCGGATGTGGGTTGGGTCGTCGTACATATCCATTACCTCAGCGAGGGAGAACCATCAGATGAACAGTCCAAAAAAACGCCGCCCTACCTTGGGCGACGTGCCTTACACATCAAGCCGCTTGCTGCTCCAACGCTTCTGCGTCGCTGGATACCTCGTTGTGGAGATCCAGGCGAAGGTCATGGCGCGTTACCTGCTCGCCGTAGAGATCCGGGCGAAGGTCATGGCGTGTTACCTGCCCGCCCGTCACCTTTTCTATGTCGCGGCAACGCCCTGCAGGCACTCGCTTGCGTTTGCGCCATTCAGAGATAGACGGCGAACGGATGTACAGCGCCTTTGCAAGCGCCTCTTGGCTCCCCATCGCGTCGCATGCTTTGTCGAGGGCTTCGTTATTCATAGTGACCCTATTATTAGGTTTGACCTAATAATATGTCAACAAGGCGAGCCTAATATCAAATCAGGGACAATTTAGGTCATGCCTATTCACCCGCCAGCACACGATTCACACGATTTCGCCCAGCGCCTTAAAGAGGCCATGACCGATGTGGGCCATAACACCGGACGCGGCGCCGGCACCGGCCTCGCCAAGCGCCACAAGACCAGTGTGGTCACCGCCAACGCATGGCTCAACGGCACCCATATGCCATCGCCTGAACGCGCGCGCCTCCTGGCTGCCGATTACAGCGTGCGCTTTGAATGGCTGTACTTCGGCCAGTTGCCCAAGCGCGACACGGCACAGCATGCCGACGACGGTGGCCCTTATGTCGACATGCCGCCGCTCGTACTTACCCCTCGTGAGCTTGCGCTGGTGCGCCATTACCGCATGTCGGAGGAAGGTCTGCAGGATCTGGTCGACAAGGCGCTGGAGCCTGCAGCAAAGGCCCGCGCAACCCGTAAAAAATAGCAGACCGTCAACGCTCGACGGTTGAAACGTAACTTCTTACGGCCCACTATTGACCGCTTCCAACAGGGCGGAAACCAGTGACCGTATGCACAAATCAGAAGATGCCAGGTTAACTACCTACAGCCAAACCGAACCCAAGCCACCGCCCGACAACGCGGCAACTAATGAGTCTGCACTTTCGCCGCGCGAGGTCGCCATGATCCTCAATTACCGCGCCGCCAATGAAGTCACCCAAGCCCGCGTGCGCATCCTGCTACTCGGCGCCCTTGCGGCCATCGAAACCCCATAACACGCCAACCGGCGCCGGTTCGCACCGGCGTCGGCGGCCAATGGACGGAACCATGAAACACACGCCACCAATCCAGCGCCTGCTGGCGCTCGCGCTCTTGCTCGCCATGACGGGCTGCACCACCACTAGCGGCCACGCGCCCATCGTTCAACGCAGCGGCTTTGATGGCTCGCGCGTGATTGATATCGACCCGCATGGCGGCATCTGCAGAATCGCAACAACTTGCGTCAACCTCGGTGCGCAGTGGTCATCAACCCATCCCGATCGAGCATTCCTGCGCATCCAGTTGAGCGGCGCCGAATACCTCGGCATTCAGTCGGCGCTGCTCAACATCGACGGCAGCGTCGTGGATTTGCAGCCAGGCGCAACGCCCACCGATTACGACAACCCCAGCGGCGTGCTGCGCGAGTCCACGCAAACCTTTGCCGTCCCACTGGACGTCGTGCGTCGCATCACCATGGCGCATCGCGTATGGGTGCGCGTAGGCACGACCAGCGGCACCGTGGATGGAGCCGTCATCGACGACAGCCGAGATAGCAAGGCATACAACGCGCTCAAGCGCTTTATCGCCCAAGTGGATCAAAAACAAGCGCCTTAACAACGGGCCACCCTTAATTTCATGTTGATTTTTATTAGGATTAACCTATTGATTAAATGTTAGGACATACCTAATATCTCCTTCCAGCCGCCCAACGCGGCACTGGAGGGCATCATGATCGAACGTGTCATTACACACCTAGCCGGACGCTTCACCCGCTGCCGAAACTGCATCCGCGAGCCGCGCCACATACGCACTGCTGGCCGTAGCAGCAGTGAGCCAGTGCTGTTCTTTGCCACCGCGCAACGCCACAGCCTTGAATGCTCCTGTGGGTCGCGCACGGCACGCCATGAAACACTGGCCGCCGCCGAATGCGAGTGGGGCTCCGACTACGCCCAGCTGGCGCTGCCGCTGCCGATGCGCACCCAGCGTCGTCGCTGCAAAGTCGGTGCCGCCGCATGAGCACCGCACCCCTGCGTCACCCGCAAGCCGTGCGTACACCACGTGCATCGTGGTGGGATCGCTTCGCCGAGGCGGGGTGGCGCTTGCATGACGGCATGCCCACCGTGTGGGCGCTGATGGGTGCCGTCGTGCTGCTCGCCAGCAGTGGCACCGGCGTGGCTCTGCTCGCCATGTTGCTCGGGTGGCAACCATGAACCCGCCACAGCCAAAACTACCCCACGCATCCGCTGTCGCGAACCGTGCCGTTACTGAGCTGATCGTGCGCGGCGA